TTGCATTGTGAAATATTTTAGTTGATGGTGCACTTAATACATCTTTAAACCATTCTAAAACTTTTTTACGATCCATGTTGCCACCACCTTCGTGTGCTATTGGAAAGTATCCTTTGTAATGTGCAGTCGCTACAGCTATTCCTATAACTTCTCCATTACCAATTATTGAACCAGATCCTTTTTTAATTAGGTCTGGATCACGTGTTTCTAAGTCAATTGCAATTTCGTCAACCTGTCTAAGGTCTGGAAATTCTGTGGGTATTACCCATTCTGTTTGTGCACTAAATGTAGGTATTTTCATAAGATTAAATAACAAAGAATTAATAAACAAGTAAACAAACCCATGTAGGCCGGTATATGATTATTTGGTTCCATAGTCCCTTTCAATTATCATTTCTATAAAATGTATTGCTTTTTCCAAGTCTTGTTTTTTTCCTTTATCGCGATGTCTCACTATGTATTTTATAGCACAACCTTCAGGATATAGCAATTCGTTCTCTACTACAAACTTACTGGGTTGAATTTTATATTTTTGATAGTGATTCCCGCCGTGCTGCTTATCCCAAACTTTCGATGTCATAACCTTTGTCCTCATATTTAGCTGTTAGTATATATAGGTTTTGTTTTGTACGTGTTACACCTACGTACCAAACTCTTTGTTCTTCGTCGTACTTGTCTTCACTTCTTTCTATTGCTTCTCTTATTTTTTTTGTGTTATCTAAAATTAACAAAACGTTTGTAGCTTCACCACCTTTTGCTGCATGTATTGTAGATAATTTCACTCTTGCTGGTTTAGATAATTCTTCATTGAGTCTTAACATTTCTCTAATGTATAAACTTTCTTCTGGATCTGTTTTAAAAACATCAAACCAACGTTGTGTTTTTGAATAACCCCATTCAAATAAATCATACATTTTTTCTTCTTTAGGTGCTTCTTGTTCTAAGAATTCAAACAAATCTTTTATTTCAGACAAAGATAGTTTGTCTCCATTAGTCCAACGTGTGTAATCCTGTATCGATTTATACAATCTTGTCTTATAACTCTTTCTACCTTTTATTTCAAAGTAAATAGCCATATCTTTTAATATAGGTTTTATTTTTGTTAGTTTATCATTTGTTCTTGCTAGCACTAACCAATCACCATCGTGCAGTGGTGCATCTTCAATAGACATTATATGATTTGCGGTCCCTGATTCCGGACGCGGTGCCCATGTTTTTTTGATCCTTCTGTCATCAGGTATCCTATTTAAAATCTGATCTGCTATGTGTTGTACTTGTTGTGGCACCCTGTAAGATTGTGGCAAAATTATGTCTTTAGCTTTTTCATCTTGGAACCGTTTAACATCTGCACCAGCCCAGCCATAAATAGCTTGATCATCGTCGCCAGCTAGTATAACATATTTAGAGTTTTTCTTAAGTATATCGTACATTTTCCACTGTATTGGCGATAAATCTTGTGCTTCATCAACAAATACTACGTCATATTTCGGACACAATTCGGACACATTAAATTTTTCAATCATGTCAGTAAAATCTACCAGTCCATATGCTGCCTTATAATTGTCTACTTCGTCTTTTAAAATTTGTAATTGATGTTTGTCAATGTCCTCAGAATACATGTCTGTGTTATATTCTTCTTCGATAGATACATTTTTAATTCGTGCTGCATTTATAATATTAAAGTATTCGCTATCAGAATCTACAAACCCAGTTTTTTCTGTTCCATTAGAATAAACTGTAACTTCTATACCTAGTTTTCTACCTATGTCTTCGTAGTGTTCGTCCTGCATTACCTGCGCTTTCTTTATACCAAGTTGATTAAAAGCTAGTGAGTGTAATGTTCTAAAATGTTTTAGATCTTTCTTTTGTAGTTTAGGATGTGCATCTAACATTCTATCTACTGCTTCGTTAGCAGCTTTAGTTGTAAATGCAAAGTATCCTATTTTATCAATAGGTGTACCAAGTTTAACAAATGTTTTTACATACTTAATAAGTTTGGTTGTCTTACCTGTACCAGGAGGACCCAATATTTTTCTAATCACATTATCTCCGTGTTGTGTTTTATTTTAGTATGGTTTATTTCTATGTCTTCAAACTCTTCTATACTTATCATTACAATGTTTTTTGTAGGTGTATTGTATTTACCTTTTTCTTTTGTTGGATATCGTTTCTGTTCTAAAAATTGTATGTCACATTTTTTGTAATTAGTTTTCATCATTACACCTGTCTTGTCTTCACCATGCTTCCAGTTCTTAGATCTTAGTTTGTCGTAAAATTTGTCAAACTTAAAGTATGCATAACCATCCTCTATCAACACAGTTCCAGATTTAAATGCTGCATCGTTCATAGCTTTAGGTCCATTTATTTTTGCGTGTAATACGTCATGTAATTTTTCTTTTGGTGATGTACCTACAGGAGGGTTAATTACTTTTTGTGTTTGAAATAATGTTTCTAATACTGTTTGATCTTCTGGTGCTTTTATAATTGGTGGTGGAAATCCTGCAGCTTTTGCTATTGAGTTTCTACGTTTACGTTGATCTGTTACATGCTCAATTGTTTTACAATGTACAGTGGCTTTACCGATACCATCTGGTTTAGTTACATCAAATTCGTATTCTGGATCTGGTTCTATGTCTATCTTTCTTAAGTTTGTTAACACAGGATATTGTCCTTTTGATCCTGCTAGTATACCAAACTTCTTTTTTACACAGATACCTTTTTTACAAAAATCACTAAGCGGACTTTGATTACAAGTGTAGCCTTTTTCTGATCTGTTCCATGATCTTGTTTTTTGTTTTAGTTTATTGTCGTCCCACGCATTTGCGTGTTCTCTTGCAAAATATTTTACCGGTGCGTTTTTTACTTTTTGTTCCCATGTATCTGGATATTTCATCTTAACAAACACATGGTAGTTATACATAAATCTATCTTTGCCATCAAAACCTGATTCATTAGATATTTTAGATATTAAAGCAAGACAAGGTGGTCCTTCTAAAAAATCTTCATCTACACCTTCCATAGATTGTTTCTCCATTTCTTCTGTCAAAGATTTTAAATCATCTGTTGTAGTTATATTTGCATCTACAACTTCTATAAATTGCTCTAATGTAAAAAATGTACCATCAATATTAATAGCTCTACGCTGTCCACCATAGTATGGTAGATTAATAAACTGTCCTGGTTTTATAATCCCTGTTTCCGGATCCTTGGTTAGTTGTGTCTGCTTTGGAAATATTTCTGTATCTGGTTTAAGATTAAACAAAGGTAATAGATTGCTTAAAAATGATACAATAATTGTTGATTGTACAAACTCATTCATAAATAAATATAAATGTAGTCCACCACTTTTAGATTCTATAGGTATAAGTGGTAGTTTGTATTGCTGAATTGTTTCTAAATAAAATTTTTTATCAAAGTTTTCATATTTTTTAGGATCTATATCTATAACTCCAAACCTAGCATCACCGCTTTCATTAGTTGGTTGTATGCCAACAGATACTTTACCTTCTAAATGTTCTTGATAAATTGTGTCTGTAAATTCTTCGTAGTTCCATCTGTAATTAGGTTTTTGCTTTCCGCTTTCTGGGTCTACAATTGCGTTAGTCCAATCTGCGATACCATACGCATGTCTATAGCCATTAAATATTTTTATATATTCTTGCATAATTATCCTGTCTACATGGGCCACTTAGTCTCCCTTGTGGCCCACGCTGTGCACATACCCCGAAGGGATTATATAATGCTGCTACTTTCTGCTGGTTTCTGCTCACCATGCTTTGCTTTTACCGCACCTTTAGAGATGCTATCGGAAAAAGTTTTAGCTTGTTGATAGATACTTGCGTCAGTAATAGGACCAACTTTACTTACTTCCCAACCAAACCACGTGCCTTTATCATTAGACATTTGGGTAGTCTTTAGTTTGTAAATGTGGCTAAAAGATGCCGGCGTATATAAACCGTTTTTACCTTTTAGTTTTATGCCCGACATCATTGAATTCCATTTTCTACTAATTTTTAATT